ATTTTGTGCCTGCTTTGAAGTCAGAAATATCTTCTCTTAGTAAAAGAACATCTTGCTGCGTTAGAGCAGCAAGATTTATTTTATGTTCTTTTTTGAAGATATCTGAAAATTTCATGTCATTTTCTTAACTTCTGCATCTTTTTGGACTTTTTCTCTAACCTTTTCTGTTCTTTTTCTTTTTCTTTTTGCATTTCCGTGTTCATTTGCTGCTGTTCGTGCAATTTCTGTAGGAAATCTTTATAGCTCAAGAAATTCTTTGTGACGCGGTCTATCTGATCTTCCGGCAACCTCTTTTCTTGTAGAAGAACTCTACTGGCTTCAAAGCCAATATGTGGTTTGCCTGCATGCCAAGCAGTTGACGAAATTTCATCCAGAATACCCCACTTGTAAATACCGTGGTCCACGAAAAGAAGGTCTTCTTGAGGGTATGGAATTTGTGTTGCCATTTGTGCATAGATAAATCCTGTTCTTGGTCTATTATGTAGGCGATTTAGTCTAGCCAGTTGATATAGAGGTTCTGCTCTTGTTGGTCTAGATTCATAGGCTGAAAGGAATGCGTCATATACCTCTGGCCAAGGCTTGGCTTGTAGAATCTTGCATATTGCTGCTCGGTAAAGCGAGAAAAAGACTTCTTCACCCCAATCGCCCATTTGTGAACGCTTGATGTAAGCTTCTTCTGCGTTACCCCATTGCTGGGAATCAAAATAACTTTGTCCAAGGTAGAACATGTATCTGACATTGTTTGGCTCTTCTTCTAAAGCCTTTACAAGTGTCTCAGCATCCTTTGAATACTTTTCAACCAATGTCTTATTGGCATTTCTTTCAAAGCCAGCAGTTCTTGCTGTTACATGGTAATTTCCATGTAATTTATTTACCTGATATGGTTTTTTGTCGGTATCTGGGTATTCGTGTAGAATACCAACATATCTCCATACAAGATCATTCTTGAAAATTTGAGTTCTCCACCAAGTGAAATCATCTCGCTTGAATGTCAATGCATAGGCAGCAGCATCCATGTTTTCAGGAAAACTAAAATCTCCTTCAACATAGTCATCGGCATCTATTACCCAGACATAATCTGCCTTGCCGTCGCAATTACGGAAAGCTTCAGTTCTTGAACCAATTCTTCCTGCATGATCACCGAATCCCTTCCATTCTGACTGATAAACTTCTCCCGGAATACCCTTCTCCGCAAAGAACTTTTTGATTAAATCTTGTGTGCCATCTGTAGATCCCGTATCCGTAATATCATAACGATCAATATACTTGCATATTGATTCTAGGCATTGGGTTATTATGGCGGTTTCGTTCTTTACGATCATGCATAGTGTAATTGTAGGTTTCATAATTTTATTATACCAATTAATTTAAATATTTACAAGATTTTTCCGAATAGATTCTTGCATTATACAAGTTTTTACAACAATATTTGTGGAGATTATTCAAGCGATCTAAGATATATAGCGTCAGCTAAATAACTATAAATATTTCTTATAAAGAAATTATTTTCTTAACGATTCATAATTTTTTATAAAAAATTCAATATTTTTTGAAAGACCTGTCTCTAAATCTGTAAATTTAAAATCTTTAAAGTGTTGTTTAAAAACAGAATTATTAGAATTTTTCTTTATAATTCCTTCTGGTTTAGTTTTATCAAAGACTATATTACCTTCAAATTTAAATATTTTTACTATATGATAAACTATTTCTTCGATGGTATGAGCATAATCTGGTGATACAATCATAGTATCTTGAATATCTGATTTATGATGTATAAGTTCATATATAATCTTTGCAAAATCATTTACATAAATAAATTCTCTTTCTGCTTTACCGCTACCCCATATTTGTAAAGTAGAATTAGTATTTTTTGCGATCCAGCATTTGTGTATTAAACTAGGTATGACATGACCTGATTGGAGGTTATAATTATCATGTTCTCCATAAAGATTACATGGAATGACGCACGAACTATTAATATTATATTGTTGTCGTAAAGCCCTAGAACCAACTTCAAGCATTCTTTTCGCATAAGCATATCCAAAATTAGTATAATGTGGCTCCCCTAAATGCAAAAAAGATTCAGTAAGGGGTAACGTAGCATTTGTAGGAAAAGCGCAAGTAGAAATAATAAATATATTTTTTTTTATATTAAAATTTTTACTGGCATTCATAACATTAATACTCATAGAAATATTATCAGCAAAAAAATCGTAAACATAATCAGTATTTGCCTTTACCCCGCCTACTTTTGCGGCAGCATGAATAATGGAATCTATTTTATTTTGTTCTATAAATTTTGCTAATTCATCATAATTTAAACAATTTAATTCTTTTCTCGATGGTTTATAACCAAAATCAAAAGAATTTCCTAGTAATCCTTTACCGCCAGTTATTAAAATATTCATGATATAATTTCCAAATTTTCATTAATCAATCCCCAATTTGTTGAATTGGCTTTGAAATTAGGTGCGCTTATTTGTGGATTTATTAAATGATTATTTTTCATTTTATTATGAACTACTGGTTGTGTTAAATGAAAAAATTGCATTTTAAAATCTTCTAAATCCCCGCCAAATTTATATTTTGTCATAAGTCTACGATGAAATTCTATATCTTGCCAACCCCAATAAGGCAAATTTTCATACCAACCAGTACTATCATCCCATATTTCACGATTCATTAGTAATGCGATAGAGGTTCCCATAAATTCATTGCCTTTGCCGATTTTATCGTGTGTATATTCTATACCATTTTTTATTTTTTCTACTAAATCTTTATTAGTTTTTAAGTTAATATAAGATTCATATGGAATATTAAATCGAGATCCCCAATAAAAATTATAATCTTTATTTTTTTCCATGTTTTTTACAAAATTATACAATCTTGTAAAACTGTCAAGTAAAACAAAACAATCTGAATCCCAAAAACAAACATAATTACCACTACTATATCTGAATGCTGTATTTATAGGATGTACTATAGAATAGTTTCCTCTTCCATTATATTTTTTTGCTATTTGTGGATTTACATAAACACATTTAAAATTTTTATGTTTTCTTTTAAAGACAGAATCGACAATTTTTTCTTCACTTCCCCAATCGCATAATACTAATTCAACGTCATCTACATTCATATATTCTATATTATCTAAAGTTTGATTTAGATTAAACTCTAAAGTTTGAGTATTATTATATCTAAAATTATCATTTTTTCCTGGAATAAGTATTGATATAAGCATATTTAATTAAATGTTATTTTTTAAGTATTAAAGAACTTTCCACACCACTAAAGAATGACCGTCGATAAAATAACTACCACTCCATAGTCTTTTCTTTTCTATAATTTTTATTTTACCAATGGTTTCAAGCCATTCAAGATGGTTGAGGTATTGATTCAAGTAATTTCTCTTTTTAAAATATTTAATCGAAAGATTATCTATTAATTTTGATTCGTCTAAAAGCTCTGCAATCGGTTCAATATTTATACATAAAGCCGGTTTTTTATCGATTAAATAATTAATAAATTTAATATAATCATTTCCGGTCTGCTCAAGCGCAGCAACAGTATATGCTATACTATTATTGTCTATATCAAATTCATAATCTGGGTTGAAAAAATCTAATCTATGAGATTTTATTGGATTAGTAAGGGATTTGTTTATTTCCTCTATTAACTTTTGTGAAGAAGTAGCCCAGTCCAGTCCAGTCAATTTTAAATCTGGGCGAGATTCGCGCAGTCTTAATAAATGATAAGCTGGTCCACAACCAAATTCATATACACTAGTATATCCATATTTTAGATAATGGTGTAAGATAGCATCAATAAAACATATGTGTATTTTATAATCAAATGATGGAGTTATTGGATTGACAATATTACCCATCCATCTAACATATTTATTTTTACAATGATATTTTGGAATAAGATTTTTAATATCTTGTGTAGATTGATACAATTCCAAATTTTCTCCCCAACCCTTTTCCCAATCATTTATTCTATGAGACCCGCTTTTTACTATATCTTGAGTAAGAACATTTAAAACAAAATTTAAATATTCTTCGAATTGATCTTTTGTCAGATGTTCGTATTCTAAATTAAAATTATTAATCATTTTTGCGGTATTATCATCTACATCAAAATCAAGAATACGGGAAATATTTTCTACATTTATTTTAATAGCCATAAAGACCTTTCTGCCATTCCATTGTTTTTTTTAAACCATTTTCTAAAGATACAAAATCAAACTTATTAAATTCGTCACAGTAACGAGTTAAACTTAAATTAACATTTTTGGGGACACCAGTAAGTTGAGATGAGTCATCTTTAGGTGCATTGAGTGTAACTTCAGTAAGATTTGCAATACTTTTAGCCAAATCAAATATAGTTGTTTTTGATTTCCCAGAAACATTGTAAACAGTTTGCTTTCCAAAAAATGATATATTCCATATCATTTCGATAATATCTGAAATATAACCATAAGTTCGCATAGAAGAACCACTATCTAATAAATCAATTTTTCCTTGTTGAAGTGCTTTTTGGAAAATAGAATTTAAAACTCTTTGATCATTCTTTTTTGTTCCTGGACCATAAGCTAAACTTAATCTTATGATTTTAACATTAGTTTTTTCATTATTAAATGCGTGGCATATAGCTTCTCCACATCTTTTACCTTCTATATAGCAAGATCTTGGATGATTTGTAGAAGAAGTTCCTATATCATTTTCTGTTATATTATCATGTTCAATACCACTATAAACTTCACTTGTACTCATAAAAATAAAAGATCCCCCGCTATTGAGTAATTTAAAAAGTTGTATTGTGGATGATGTGTTTAATTGTATAGTTTTAATTTTATCATTTAAAAATTTATTTGGTTGCCCATATCCTGCTGCATGAATAATAAGATCAAATCCATTTAAATAATTTTCATATAAATTTAAATATAGAGATTTTAATAAATCTTCATCGCATATATCTCCCTTTACAATTACACAATCTTTAAATAAAGGCTTGAATAAAGGTTCTATATCATTATTTACCCAGCAAAAAATTTCTATATCAAATTTTTTTTTCGCTTCTTGTAAGCAAGAAAGCATATGTATGCCAATTATTCCAGAAGCACCAGTTAACAATACTCGTTTTCCTCTTAAAGAGCAAAAATCTATTTTATTTACAGTTTCGCAAGCTTCTTCTTGAATTATATTAAGCATTCTTCTACTCTCTTTCGGATATTGTCAACATCCAACATTAAATATTCGTCGTGTTCCTTTTTATTTCCATATTTGTGAAGAAACTGTCGAGGAACTCCAATATTAAATAAACTATATTTTTTTCCTATTAGACTATTTGTTATCAAATAATTTGTCGAACCACAATAAAATGGTTCGCAAACTATTATTTTATCATTAAAATTATTTAATAAAGTAGTCTTATCAAATGGTAATATTGTATTATAATAAAGGATACAAACATCTAAATCTTTACATGCTTTAAGAACATTATCACACATTGGACCGTAAACTATAATAGTTGCTAATGAACCAGTTTTTAAAACAGTAGCATTTCCAGGAGTACAATTAAATGTATTTTCATTTTCATATTCACTTAATCTAAAATATTTGGGGTTAGACTTTAAATAAAAATGTTTTAATAAAATATCAAATTCTTCAGAGGAACCTGGAATAAATATATTAATATTAGGAATACTCAATAATATTTGAATATCTCCAGGACAATGATGTGTACAGCCTAATGCTGCATAATCATAAGAAGCACCAACACTTATTATATTTCCATTTAATTCCTGATATCCAAAATCAATTTTAATTTGTTCTAAAGCTCTTTCAACTACAAATGGAGCTATAGTATGAATAAATGGCACAATGCCGCCACGGGCCATACCAGCAGCTAAACTAACAGTCGATTGTTCCAATATACCTATATTATATACTTGAGTTGGAATATTTTTTAATTCGTCTTTAAATCCAAATACCCCAATATCACCTAGTAAAAGAATAGTATTGTTATCATTATATAAAATATCTTTCATTGATTTGATAAACTGTTTTCTCATAATAAAGCTTTATTATATATTTAACCGCCACCAGCTTGTCTATGCACCATATTAATTTTCATATCAGGATTTAAGTAACAAGCCATTCCAGCAACATTTGAATTGATACAAATAATTTCTTTGCCTTTTGAAAGTAAGAAGCATTCAATGAGTACATCTCTACCGTGTTTAATTTTATCTTGATCAAAAACTATATGACACAAAGGTTTTTCCTCATTAATTTTTTCGCATCTTAAATTGGTTTTATAATAGCAAACATTTGGTAAACTATTATAGATGCCAATAATTGCTTCTAAGCTATCAGACGCAACAAATATTTTTTCATAATTATTATTTTTTTGTATTTCATAAATTTTTTCAATTATAAGTGATAAATTGTTAAATTTATAATCTGTAGACCTCACATGAACAGAAAGTATGCTTTCGCTTTTAAAATTATCCACAATAAAATTGTCAATTTCACTTTTGATAAAAGGCAACGGTTTAATATATTTATCAATCATATTCTTTATCTCTTGCCGATGTATAAATAAATTTTTATCATCATTTACAAGATTCCAGAGTTTGAGTCTATAATCATTTTGTGAAGGTTTGATCATAAGATAATCATCTATAAAAAAATTACAAGTATTATTAATTTTAGTTATCTCATGGACTTCTCCTTCTTGGTTTCCATCATTAATTGATTCAAAATAATAATTCCATGAATTTTCTTTGCCGTCTGTATAAAGAAATTTTTCTCCCATATTTAATATGGGTTTTATATTATTAATTTCACAAAACTTTAAATTATCAAGTACTTGAAAAAGACTTGAAAACATTCCATATTCTCGCGTATTTATAATTAAAGATGATTTCATATATTACTTTTTTATAAAGCACCAACTGCCATCAATAAATATATTATTTGGAGGTGTATTATTAAAAATTTCATCGATAGCTCGACGTACAGTAGGCCATCCATAATCATGACCAGCAATAATTCCTCCTAATTTTATTTTAGGATACCAATTCTCTAAATCTTCTTTAACAGAAGAATATTGATGATTTCCATCTATATAGATAAAATCTATAGTATTATCTTCTATATTTTTCACAAATTCAGAACTACTTGTTTTGTTTTTTACAATATTTGTATAATTTTTAATAACTTCATCAAATATTTTTTCTGCTTGTTCTAATTCAATTTTTTGTTTATTTATATCATAAACACTACAATCTTCTATATACATTTCCCAAGGATCTACTGAAAATATTTTACTGTGTTTAAATATTTTTGCAATTATTGAAGTAGAACCTCCACAATATGATCCTATTTCTATTATAGTTGATTTTTCTGGAATAATAGAAGTTATAAAATTACATAAATCTATTAATCCTTTTTGTTGTTCCGATCCTTCTGCTCTCATATCATATGTTATATTCATATATTCTCCTTTAATTCTTTTATTATAATTTCATATTCTTCTAAGTTAGGGAATTTGTGATGCCACTCGGGATTATTTTCCATGCACTTAACGCCTTTACCTTTTATTGTGTGTGCAAGTATAAAATGAGGTTTTTCTATATCTACTTTAGAAAGAGTTTTTGATATTTTTGATATATTATGCCCATCTACTTCACTGCACATCCACCCAAATGAATTAAACTTATCAAGCATATTTCCAATATCCAAGGCTCTGTCAGTAGAATGGTTATAATCTAAAATACAGCATAAATTATTTATTTTATGATGATTAGCAAGCAATGCTGTTTCCCATATTGTACCTTCATTTGCTTCTCCATCACCTATAATAGTAAAAATTTTCATATTGGAATTTTGAATTTTTTGCGCCATGGCCAAACCAAGAGCAAATGGAAATCCATGACCAAGAGAACCTGTAGAACATTCTACATTACTTAAACGACATGATGGATGTCCACCTAATTTTGAATTAAATTTACAAAAATTTTCTAAATTTTCTTCAAGAATATTAAAATGTTCAAGTATTGCATATAATCCAATTGAGGCATGTCCTTTTGAAAGTACGAATCTGGCCTTTCCTAAATTTACATAATCTTTGTATATAACATATAAAAGATCTAATATAGAAAGAGCACTAGGAATATGACCTTCTTTACTAGAAGTTGCAGTTAATAATATTTTTTCAATAATATTTTTTTTGTTTAATATTTTCATTTCTGGTTCCAAGCAATATATTTTTCATTAATAACTAGGCATCTTTTTCTTCTAGATAACTTTTATGTTAGGTAAAACCATAAATTTTTAAAATTAAAACAAAAATTAAGGGATAGTTATTTTAGTATTTTTTATAAATTGTCATTTTTAAAAAACAAACCACGATTATAAAAATGGTTATCCTTATATAACGGATTATAAATTAATCCATCTTCGTATGCTTTATCTTTTAAATTTTCTGTATCTTTTTCTAAAAATGTAAAACCATAATTTTTAAATTTATTTAACCAATAAGTTTTATCTTGACAGTTTATGTGATGATGCCCGGATTGTCCTTTATCAGCATAAGTAACTGCACAATATTTTGATTTTATAAAAACAGAAAAATAATTATCCATATATTTTTCTTCTACATGTTCTAAAAATTCACATGACCAAATCAAATCATATATTTTATGCGGAATAAATTTTTGTTTTGTAAAATCATGAAAAATAATATTTTGGTTCATTGGGCTATTATTTTTTACATATTCTGAACCATCTATACCAATAACATCTTCAGAATATTTTAAAAATTCCTTAATAGCATATCCCATACCACAACCAACATCAATAATTGTTTTAATATTATAATTTTTACATAAATATTCCCATAATTTTGGTGTAAATGTTGCTGGATCATTTTCGATAATAAATCCACCCAAATGGTTTTCATCAACCATTGTTAAATTATCAGTTATTTTTAATAGTTTCATAAGTTTTTATTATTTTTTTATTTCTAAAATATTCGGGGCTGCTAATCTTCCACCTGTTTTATTGTACCTAAAATTTAATATAAAATCATTCTATTTATACACATATTTTTGGCAATTTTATATAATAGATTTATATTCTCCATAGTTGACCACCCGCGAAATGTCTAATTATTGTATCATTTATTTTGGATTTTACAATATTATACTTCATCAATGCTGGTCCTATTAAATGTGATTCTTCTTCCAATAGAGTAGTATTCCATTCTGGACCTAAAATTTGAACATTATCATTAAGTTCTTCTATGGAATATTTTGTATCTTCTGACTTATTTTGATGCCATCCATAGTTTGGAAGAGATAAAAATGATATCCAACTATGAGGAATTATTCCGCATAAAGTATAAAATGCTGCTTGTTCTCTAAAAGAAAGCCAATGAGGATCATTTTTTCTCTTATTCCATAAAGTTTCATCTAAAATATTTTTGATTAATTGAATAGTCCATTCATTGACCTTTAACTTATAAGATCCCATACAAAAAGTATTTCCGTTATCTATCGCAACAGAAAATGACTTTTCGCATGGATAATCGATGTCAAACTTATCTATTCGCATATCTGCGTCCATATGCAATACTTCATCACCGATTTTTAATTCTCCATTTAAAATCATATCATTTACTAATGTAAATTTCCACCAAGTAGGATTTCCCCGAAATAATTCCCCACCCTTGCTTACTTTATATTCATAACCATGAATATCAGCATATTTCTGATTTCTCGGAGAAAAATTTTCTTCAAAAAATTGTTGTCTTGAATCTTTATAATTGGCAATAACAAATAAAAGTTTTTTCATGTTAATCTCTTTATAATATTTTCACACATTCCTTCTAATGTAAAATACTGATTATAATATTTTTTAATATTATTTTGCATAGTTTGAAGTTTTTCTTCAGATATTGATTTTAATATTTCAGGTAAATACAAAATATCATCAGATGGTATAAGTACTGCTATATCGTTCCAATTTATTTCATCATTCCAAGGAATATGAAAATCGTCACTTATATAGACAGGAATACATCCAAGCTGCATAGCTTCATACATTCTGAAGCTAGTATTACCATACCCTCTAGGACATAGACAAAATTTACTTCTATTAGTAATATGCAAAAATTCTTGGAGTTTATTATCATTTACCTTTGGGTTCCAAGGTTGTCCTGAAAAATAATAATTTGGCTGCGACTTACATAAATTATAAAGAGCTATTCTCAATGGATGTGTAAATGATCCAACAAAAGATGCAAAAATATCTTTTTCTACATTTGATTGTTTTGGTATAGAAGAGCAAATAAGAGGTATTGGAATTTGATCTTTGGTCAGATCAGTAATTCTTGATCTAGATGCAGAAAATACCATAGTATCTTTTGGTAATATGTGTTTGGGTGCATCGTCGTGCTGACAAACTGTAAAATATTTTTTAGTTTGATCTAATGATGATAAAAATTGCTGTATAGTTTGATCTTTATTTTCACAATATAAAGTAGTCCAACTAATAGCAATATAATCACGATTCACCTGAATATTATTTTTTATAAACCAATTGTAAAAATAATCTTCAATGTAATCGCCTGTGTGATAAGGCGGATATGTCGGATATGATGGTATTGGCCTAAATTCTTCTTTAGTAAAAATCATAAATTGTCTAATGTAGTTAAAATTTCACATAAACCTGGTTTATCGCTCAATATTGCCCATTTAGAGTTTTCTGTTATTGTAGATGGTGTTATAATAACTTTTGGAGTTAAAGAATTTTTATAATCCTCTCCAGATGATCCAGGTCTTATTTTTGATGAATGATTATGATAACATTTTAAACTCAAACAAGGATTTTTAATTTTGTATCCAGCAACTACTATTCTATAAGCTAATTTATTATCACATCCAGGATACCCCATAAAAAACTCACAATCATAAGCTTTAAACTGTCCCCTCCAAATCCAAACATCTTGTGATACACTACAATTATCTAAAACTTCGTGATTAAATTTTTCAAAAAATAAATTTCCATCTAATTCGTGTCTAGTTACACAATAAAATTCATCTTTGTTTATATTTTCTATTAATTTAAGCGTTTCATCAAAAAATATATCGCTATTTGCTAAAATATTAATATCTTCATTGTTACTTATTACATTAATATATTCAAACATAAACTGAAAAGTGGGCCTATGATTTATTTTTATTATATTAACATTTTTATAAATTTTTAATTTATCACTAATATCGCTTTCACTAAAAATAAAAATTTCGTCAAATAATTTTAAATTATAATTTTTATCTAGTGTATCGTAAATTTCTTTATCCCGCTCATCAATAGAACATTCCCAAATATATGTTATCAATCTTTTTTTCATTAGATAAACCACATATTATTATTTTTTAATCTATTAATTTTGTTATTTAATCCCACAATATAATTGCAATGATGCATTATAGATTGTTCAATTGTGGTTCCTTTTTTATCGTAAAAATACCCACCATTTGGAAATAAATTTAAATCAAAAAAATCATATTTTTCTCTATGAGATTGTAATAGATTATTACAGATAAGTTGATCATCTTCAGTATTTTGATTTCCGAGATTTTCTATTATAAATCGTGAATAATCGCAGTTAGGAAAATACATCAGCCCCGTACATGCACATAAAGCAGGATAATCTATTTGAAAAGTTGGCTTTGATAAAGTTTTAAAAACATCGGATGGATTTTTTAAAAAAACAACATCAGTGTCAAGCCAACAAATAGAAGAGTATTGGTTAAAATATTTTTTAATCAATATCCATTTATTTTTTACTAGTTCTCTAAATTTAGAATTAGCATCCCATGTCCATTCATGATATGGCTCTTCTGCTACGTCACAAAATAGTTCAACATCTATTCCTTTATTCTGATAATAATCAAATATAGGTCGATCAAATGCAACTATAATAAAATCCTGCAAAGATATATTATTAATAGCTGCAGATTTTAACATATTATCGCAAATATCTTTGCATCCACTATTTAAATAAGTCAAGTATTTCATTTTAATAGTATTTCTGGTAAATGTTTATCAAAAATAAGCTTATCTTTGACGTACATTTCATAATTTTCATTTCTTGCATGTAATGCATCCCACGGATGTCCTGTCCATTCATGTTTAATTATGCATAATGGTGAGATGGCAAGTTTATTTTTTTTCTTAAATACTAAAGTCTGTTCGGTATCTGCATATAAAGAAGTATATTCTGGATGATATATGTAACCAAAATCTTTATAATTCTTCCATCCCATTACACATAAAGTCATCAATTCATCATTTCTCAAACCATCATTAAACTTTATAGCTCCATCAAAGGATGAAAAATTTTTAAAATATTCATCAAATATGATGTCATCATAGCCTTTAATTTGAGGAATCATATCATCAGATGCTAATAGCAAAACATCACTATCTTCCCCATCTAGATCTGCATTTACAGCTTGAATTTTTGATTTATTTTCTGAGTAATTAAATTTTTTAGTTGAAGGATGGTCTATTAACCATTTTTTAATATTGTCATTGTTCATGGTTGGATCATCAACATCCATTGATATGACAAATTTTACTTCATTGTTTCCAGAAAGATAATCGTAATATTTTTGATATACGGTTTTAAATTTTTCTGGTCTATTTCTTGTTGGAAATTTTATCAATAATCGATTCATCACTTAGCCCAATAAGAATATTCTTTTATAGTCGGATCTTCCGCTACAATCATATCAAATCTATTAAATATTTCAATTAAATTATCTTTAGCAAAATCAACTGCTTCTTTACTTAGAATAATTGCTAGCTCAAATTGATTTTTATTTTTCTTTGAGTTAAAAATTGCATCACCTATTTCATTGTCAATATAGATGTATATTGGCTTTTTAATATCGTATTTTGCAAGACTTTCATAAAGCATATTTCTAGCTTTATCATACAAATCATAATCATTCACAATATTCATTATTTCTTTCCAATATGGTACTTAGGGACTAAATTCCATTCTCCTTTTTCTTTGAATGGAATTATTTTAAGCTTATTCAGTGGTAACTGAGGCTCCTTATATCTATTCTCATCTACAGGATCGACTAGACCCCATTCCACTAGAAGTTTGACTATGGTATTTCTTCTAGCTAAATCAGTCTCGTCCATATCACTATCCAGACCATCTAAAACAAACAATTCTTTAAAATGCATTATAGCATATCTGCCTTTTTTATGCAAGATATGGCAAGATTGATATAATTTCTTGTTTGGATTAGAAGAAACGCCTATTCTAGTGAGTGTTTCTCTCACTTTTAAGAATGCGTCTTTGTCTTTTAAATTAATTTCAACACCTAAACCATCAAAAATGTCATTATTATCCATAAAAACTCCATAATACCAAATATTTAGGTTTTTTGGAGTTTTTCGTATTCTGATTGTATATGTTGCTGCTGTGCTTTAGAAAGTAAGCCAATTATCTCAATGGCTTTGTTTTTAGAGCATGAATAATAGAAACAGACGGCCTCTAGGCAGTCTAGATTCTGTTTCTTTGCCCATTTACTAAATCTCTTCTTCTTACGAATGGTATGTCTGAGGTAATCATACTGCATCTTATTACTTAGATGCGGATACTGATTCATCTGATTTGCATAGGTAACAGTATCAATAAAGTATGATAATGATCTATTTACCACAAATGGTACATAGTCCTTCTCATTGCCTGCTAAGACATCTTCCTTTGTGTAGTTGATGCTCTCAAGTACTTTGGAAAGATTCATGCGAACTCACATTGCATCATAATTTCAATCAATAGTGCAGTCATATTGATCTCTTGGTCTGCTACAAATGCGGCTTTATACTGATACTCAGCAATGATCATGACGGCTTGAGGTACGCTAGATGGCTTAAGCATGGTAGTTAAGTTGTCATAGATCTTTCGAAAAATATCTGTATTGTTATTTTCAAGATTGCTGACAACCCATTTCCTTACCTCAGCAAAGTTTTTAGTTGACATAAAGCCCACAAGCTTCTTTAGTTCAACTTCCTTGCATTCGCTAAGAACACCCACATCGATTTTGCCTGAAGTAGAATACCTTTGCAATTCATTGATCATTCTCCTAAAATCAGGAAAATGCTTTTCAATTAGCCGAGCCACAGCCACATCTTGATACTCGACCTTTTCTGTATCAAGAATAAACTTGATTCGCTTGAAGATCTTTGATGCTAGAGTACTTGCTTCTTCACGCGAAATGCTGAAAGAAATATGAGTACAGCGTGAATGTAGGGGTTCAATGATCCTACTAGGCCAATTGCAAGTCATAATGAATCTGCAATTAGAGGAAAACTCTTCAATCGCCCCGCGTAGTGCTGGTTGGATACTATTCGCATTACTGTAATCAAACTCGTCAAGAATAACAACTTTCTTGGCACTTGTGAGTGATATAGTGCTGGCAAATCCACGAATCTTTGTGCGAAGAGTATCGATATTACCATCTTCTGAGCAATTGATAAGGATGTAATCGCAACCAAGATCTTTGCATAGAGCCTTTGCCACAGTAGTCTTGCCAGATCCTGCTGGACCTGAAAGCAAGAGATTCTGTGGTTCTCCCTGCTTCACCATATTCAAGAATGTAGTCTCGTTCTCCTTAGAAAGAATACACTCAGAAATAGATGATGGGCGGTATTTTTCCGCCCATACGAAGTGTTCGATGTTCATTTATTTACTTTCCGTAGTTTGACGAAGGTTCCATTGCAACCCAATAAGAAATTGGAGTTGTATTGGAGATAAACTTAGACACGATGTTTTCTGAGAACTGTGCCTTATATGTTCCTGGGATGAACTTTAGATTTTCAATCTTAAAGTGAAACTCAAACTCATCGGTCTCCAGTTCGCCATCGTATGGGAACTCTACGCTATAAGTGTTTGTGGTGCTATCCTTGGCATCAAACATTTCTCCCATAATGCTTCCAGTATCACAGAAAATCTTAAGATCTTGAATCTGAAGAATTGATGCGGCCTTTTGAAGCTCGGTAAGCTTACGCTCAGAAAACTCAAGTTCAAGGACAATACGCGGCATGACAAGAGTCTTCGTGGGATACGAAGTGATCAGTTTAGGATCACAATAGAAGTACTTCACGCTAGAGTGATTGCTACCTTCAATCTCAACATACTTGTCGTGAAAGATAAAGTCAGGATCATCAAAGAGCGATACAATACCAAGAAACTTGGATAGATCCCAGATAGCAAATT